AGTTGCCTCCAGCCACGCCGTTCGCTCCTGAGGCTCCTCCGGCCCCGCCAGCACCCACCACGTAGGTGTAGCTGTTGCCCGGGGTGACCGAGAGGCCGAACTCGGCGGCGTACTCTCCTCCGCCGCCGCCTCCGCCGTACGAGCCACCACCACCACCGCCACCGCCGCCCCAGCACTGCACGTTCACGCTGGTGACTCCGGTCGGTGCGGTGAAGCTGTAGGTCCCGGCGACGGTCTGTGTGAGCGTTCCCATCAGATGGTCCCTCCTAGCACCCGCTGGACGCTGTTGTTCGCCCGGCCGCCCCGGTCCCGGATCTCGCCGCGCATCGGGGTGATCATCTGCTTGGCCAGCACCTTGCCGTCGAGCAGGAGCTGCACGATGATCGGCCGGTCGCTCCCGCCTCCGCCGCCGGACAGCATCCGGGTGGTGTCGGAGTTGGAGCGCACGCTGGACCCGGCGGGCAGGCTTACGAGTTCGGGCCCGTTCTCCCCCACCATGGTCAGGTTGGAACGAGGCCCACCCTCGGCCGCGTGGCCGACGACGCCGCCGTGCGCGTAGCCGAGGATGTTCTTCCGCTTGTTCAGTGCCGCCTGCACACCTGACAGGTGCATCTGCGCGTAGATGTCGACGTGGCGACTACCGACCGAGGACGGGATCGAGTGCACCGCCTTCCAGAACGCGGCGGTGTTGCCCTTGATGATCCCGGTCTTCGGGTCGATCTTGAGGTGGTTCGCCTTGAGCCACTTGTTGTAGTAGTCCGCGTTGTTGCCCTTGAGCAGCCCGGTCTTGGGGTCGATCCGCAGTCCGTTGGCCTTGAGCCATTTGTTCAGATAGTCGGAGTTGTTGCCCTTGAGCAGCCCGGTCTTGGGGTCGAGCTTGAGCCCCTGCGCCTGGTGGAGCTTGGAGAAGAAGTCCTGGGCGTTCATGCTCAGGTTGATCTTCTTGTTGTCCGGCATCCCGTCCAGGGAGTGCACGAAGTCGTCCACCAGGGCGCGGGCCTTGGCGTTGGACCCGGCGAAGGCGTACATCTGCGCGATGGTCGGCTGGAGGGCCGCGCGCACCTGGTCGATGTTCTTGCCCGAGTTGAGCATGTCCGAGGCCAGGGTCTTGGCGTTGTCGATCATTCCGCCGAACGCCTGCTTGGACGCCCGAGCCGCCGCGCTGTTGTCGTTGATCTTGCCCTTGGAGTCGTCCAGGGCCTTGCCCATCGCGTGGATGGACTCCTTGAGGTTGGCGGTGTCCTTGAACACCGCCTCGGCCGGGTTGAGCAGCCGGTTGAACGCGTCCGAGAGCGCGTTGGCCTTGTCGGCGGCGGAGGCAGCATCGTCGCCCAGCGTCTTCATGTCCTTGTCCAGGGCGGACAGCTTCACCCCGCCGGTGGCCGCCTGGTCGGCGAAGCTCTTGAACTCCCCGCCGCCGGTCTGGAGGGCGTGACTCGTGCCCATGACCTTGTCCTTGAGGCTGACCATGGCGTCGATCGCCTTGAACAGCCCGAGCGGGCCGCCGCCGCTCGCCATCATGATGGCTGCCTCGAACTGATCCTTGAACCTGATCAGGACCCCGATGCCGTCACCGGTGTAGCGGATCAGCTTGCCGATGCCCTCGGCCATGCCGGTGATGGCCTGCGGGTTCTTGGCCGTGGCGTCGGTGATCGCCTTGATGCCAGTGGCGATATTGCCCATGATGTCGCCCATGTGCGGACCGAGGTTGTCCGTCACCCGGGCGAAGGCGTGACCCAGGGACTCGATCGCGGGGTCGAGCTGGGAGAAGCTGGCGATGAAGTGCGCCATGAACCGGTCGGTCGCCGGAGCCATTTCGCCGAACGCCTTTTCCAGGCTGGGCGCGATGTTGCTGAATTCGACGTCGGCCTCGTGCGACATATCCTGCATAACGCCAGCGAATGGCTTGCTGATATCGCTGAACTCGCTGACGATGTCGTGTTTGGTATCGGCGAACGACTGCCGGACCTGCTTGTTGGCCATCTGGGACTTCATGGCCAGGCCGACCAGCGCACCGCCCAGGCCGAGGGTGATCGCGCCACCGGCCACCGAGGCGATCTCGGGCAGCAGGGCGATGCTGTTGACGACCCCGATGACGGCGAGCTTCCCCGTGCCGCCGAGATCCTCCAGGTTGCTCGTCATCTTGTTCAGGGAATTGCCGAACCCCCGCCCGGCCCGCTCGGCGAGCGAGAACCCCTTGTCCATATCGTGGCCTAGGTCGGAGACACCCTTGCTGACACCGGCGGTCAGCCCTTCACCGAGCTGCTTCCCCTCGCTGACGAAGCGGCCTTTGGCGTCCCGGAGTCGGCCAGTGGCCTGACGTTCGAAGCCGTCCCCGAACGTCAGGCCCGCCTCCTGCCCGGCCTCGGCGAAGCCCGTCCGGCCGCCCTGCTTCAGCCCCTCGCCCATGGCCACGCCGGAGTGGTCGCCGATCTGGTTGAACTTCTGGGAGGTCTCCCGGTCCAAGTCGTCGTAGGTCTTGCGCATGCTCGTCATGAGCTGCGTCCGGCCCTTGGCCGCGATCTTGTCCAGGTCGGTCTTGTCGGTCGACTTGACGACGATCTCGACTTCGTTCACTGCTGCTCACCTCCTCCCAGCCCGGCGGCTTCCTCGATATTCAGCAGCCACATCAGCCGCCCCGACTCGGCCTCGATCTCACTCGGCAGCTTGTGCCACCGATCGCACAAATTGAGAATCAGTTCTGCGCGTTCGAGCTCTGGAGGCTTGCGGACAGGACATCCATCGGAATCGATTCCTCCGGGAACGGATCTCCAGAGGGCGATTCTTTTCCCAGCTCCTCCTCCACACTGCCGATGGCCAGCACCCAGCGGATGATGACGTCGGAGATGAAGTCGAAGTCCTGGGAGTACAGCCCCTCCAGCGTGGCCGGGATGGCCTTGACGCCGTCCTCACCGTCGGGAACCTCCAGGTTCCACTCGATCAGTCGCGGGGCGAAGATGCCGTACAGCTCTTCGATGTCGTCGACCGACAGCCGGTCCTGCCGCTGCATGCCGACGACCTTGACGTACTCGCCGGTGGAGGGCATGTAGGCCCGGACCTCCAGGCCCGAGTACTTGGTGCCCTCGTCCCAGGTGAGCTTGAGGACGTCGGGTTCCTTGACGAAGCCCATGTCGTGCCCCTTCCGATGAGGGAGGAGCCCGGCCCGATCAGGGCCGGGACTACCTCAGGAGTTGGTCCAGGTCGGGACGGTGCCGTCAGCCAGGACACCCGGGGCCTGCCAGGTGAGCTCGCCCGAGTTGGCGCGGGTGATCTGGTAGTCGGTGAACAGGCACTCGTTGGACAGGTACGGCACCGACGCCGCGATGGGCTGGATCTTCACCGTGCGCACGACCGAGGAGGAGGTGACGCTGGAGAGCACGTCGTGGCTCTTGTCCGCCGTGACGTTGAAGGTGCCGTTGAGGGTGACCGAGAAGTCGGCCAGGAGCAGGATCCGCTCCATCGCGCTCTTGTCGACGCCGGTGACGTCCTGGACAGCACGCGGGGTGCTGAACTGGAAGTTGCTGACGTCGTTGCTGATGTCCTTGGCGGCAGCCGCTGCGTTGTCAACGGTGACGGTCGCCCCGAGGCCGGAAGTCTTAGCCATGCCGATTACCCCTTCTCGATCTGATCGTGAACCTTGATCTGGTGCTCGCCGAAGTCCTCGGCCCAGTCCAGCCCGTTGCGGTGCACCCGCTGGATCCCGGTGTAGTTGCGGTAGTCGCCCGACAGCACGGTGAACCGCTCGGCGATGGTCCGGTGGTCGGCGAAGCACCGCTGGTGCGGCTCGAACCGGAACACCGTGATCTCCCCGTCGCGCCGCTCGGTGTAGGTGCGCCCCGCCTTGGTGCGGATGTGCGCGGCCTGAGCCTGGCCCAGCGCGGTGGACTCATCGATCTTGGTGTCCCAGCCGTACGCCCATGCCTGGCAGCCGACCTGCTCGCACACCGCCTTGATGAGGGTGTCCGGACGCCGGGTGATCGAGTAGGTCTGGTACATCGCCGACGGGCCCTGAGGCTCGATGCGGTTCAGCTCGGGCTGCATCAGAACGTCACTCCCGCCGAGGAGTTCTTGTTGATGACGACGGCGAAGCTCACCGAGGTGACGCCGCCGGTGGTGATGGTGGCCACCCGGACGTAGCGGCGCAGCGTCGCGGTGTTGGCGATGGCGATCCGCTGGGTCTGCCGGGTGCCGGTCGTGACCTGGGTGAAGGCCAGTCCGGTCACGTCGGCGAAAGTCGAGTCGTTGGCCGAGTCCTGGATCTTGATGGTCACGTCGGTGCCGCTGAAGGCGAAGAGCTGGAGGTACGCCTGGCCGCCGAAGGCCGCCGAGGCGAGGGTGTCGATCGAGGAGCCGTTGGTGGCGGCGGTATCGGTGCGGATCCCGGCGGTGAGGAGCCTGCCCCACTCCAGGCCGTAGCCGTTGGACTGGACCTCGGTCTTCAGGGTGAGGTTGCCCGCGTCGTCCCGGGTGGGGTCGTAGCCGATCTGCTTGCCGACGCAGCAGGCCGCGCCGTTGCCGAGCGTGGTGCCCCGGCAGTACATGACTCCCACGTCGGCGGTGGGCAGCGCGCCGATCACCGGGTGCGCGCGGCTGGTGGCGGCGTTGAAGAACGTCGTCGCCGAGATGCCGCCGTCGCGCACACCACCCTGCCGGGCCATCGCGGACAAGGTGATGTCGGTGAAGTCCAGCGCGGCCGGTCCCCCGTGGATCGTGTCCACGGCCTGGATGTCCCCGCTGAGGTCGTAGCCGCCGACGTAGAGGTTGTCGCCGAGGCCGCTGGTCTTGGCCATATCAAGCCTCCTGGGCCCACAAGTCGTTGATCACCACAGGAAGCGTGATCGTCATGATCCGGTACATCTTGTTGTCGATGTTGAGATAGCCCGCGATGGCGGACAGCCCCGAGCCGTACGCCCCGAGCAGGTCGATGTTGCGGACCTGGGCGTCGCCGAGGTCGAAGTCCCCGGAGTAGCTCTCCAGCAGCAGGTCTGTCGCCTCGGTCATGGCCGGGTCGATCAGGTCCACCGGCTCCTGGGTCATCGAGGTGTAGACCCGCACGTTGAAGGTCAGCAGGCCGGTGGTGGCCGGGAGCCCGGAGGAGCGCAGTGGCGCGATCCTGTCGACCCACACCGCGCAGCTCAGTCCGTTGCCGGGTGCGTTCTTCGGCTCGTTGGTGTTGACCCGCTCGAAGACACCGAGCTCCTCGGCGTGGCTGGAGATGGTGGCGAGCATGCCCCGGATGTCCATCTACTGCATCTCCTTCAGGTACCGGGCGTGCAGCAGCTCCTCGGCGATCGGCACCGAGCGGGCGCGCAGCTCCTGGGTGGTGCGCCTGAAGGTGAAGTAGCCCGGGAAGCGGGTGACCGGGGAGTTGCGCGAGCCGACGCCCTCCAGCCACGGGCCGTAGATCACGCCGCCGTCCTGCACGACGTTGCCGTGCGCGGAGACCCGGCTCTCGTAGTAGCCGGTGGGGTGGCGCAGCACGGCGCGCAGGTTGTGCTTCACCATGTCCGAGCCCTTGGCCGCGATGACCCGCTCGGACTCGGCCACGAAAGCGTGTGCCGCTGCCGCTGCCCGGCCGTCGAAGATGGGGCCCGAGGTGTGGATCTCGACGCTCATACCGCCATCACCCGGCCCATGCGCCCATGCGCGGCGAGGGCCTGCTTCCTCAGGACGTCCAGCGCGCGGCCAGCAGCCTCCCTGGCGTTGTCGCCCGAGCCCGCCGTCCTCGCGTACCCACTCGCCTCGTTCAGGAGCGCAGAGAGGCTCTCAGCGACGCAGAGCTGATGGACGAGGCCGGGGGGGACGTTGCGTACGAGGGCGTCCTCGTCGGAGTGGCTGGCGGCGGCGGTGCCCGCCGCGCCGCGCTCGACCTTCAGGGTGCGCCCGGCCGAGACACCGTCGGAGACATCGTGGGCGGCCAGCGTGGATCCGTCCCACGCCCGCTTCACCGTGATGGCGGTGCCGATCGAGTCGATGACCAGCATCCGCTCGGAGCCGATGAGGAT